TTCATTGTATACGAAATTTAGAAGCTTGCATATTGAGCATATAAAAGTACTGTCTGGGTTTATGGTTATATCGGTTTTCATCTTAATGATCCTAATTAGTATTAAATTACTTTAATAAATCAAACTTTCTCTATATTCAGCTTTGCCTTTTTTCATCCTACGCCTGTAGGTTTTTGTGATTACTTCTTGTTCCTTTTCCTTTACTGATTGAGTGCTACTACCCTTGATTGTTAAGCTGGACTTGTGTAACATCTTAACTTTGTTAGTGTTGTCCATGTTAAAACCCCGTTAGCTCAATTTGAGTATCAATGTAGATAATCTCAGCTACATCTAAAAATGCATTACACTTTTTAAGTGATGAAAACTCAGCCAGTTCAATATCATCATAGACTGTAGTGCTGTGGTACTGTACCTCCCTACTGTAGAAATTGCCATTATAGAAGCATGCTACATAGGTTGTATTATTTTTCATGATAACTCGCTCCAGTTTTCCTCTACAAGGTGACTGCTACACCACCCACGGATGCCATCCAATTCGATCAGAACCATTGTCCCCCTTAGATTACTAGCCAATAAAATGCAGTCTGAGTATTCGTTATATTCATCTCTGTATTGTGCTTGCATGATAATATCCTGTATTTTAGTATTTAATAACTTAAAGATTGAACCCTTTAGTGGGTTGAGTCCTTTTAAACCCTTGCAAGCCCCACAATCGGCACAGTTTAACCCTACAGTGGTAGCAGGACACACCGACTCATTATCAGCCTTTTTTGTTCCTTCAACTTTTACCCTAAATGTACGCCATCCCATTGCTACTGCTTGTGTCATCTCCTGCAAGGTGTCAGCACTTGCCATTGTTAGGTATTTGAGTGCGTCATTGGCCTTATTAGTCCACTGGTGCGTATAGCCTGTGGTTGTGTTGCTAAAAACTGTTAGTGCTTGCCATACTGATACAGGTATAGCGGCAGGATCACCATAAGCACCTATTCTGACATTTCTATCTGTGCCGATTAGACTTATATCCCTGTCAGTCCAATCTTCATAACTTCCACGCTTGTAAGCATTCCAGATGCTAGTCGGTGCTTGGAATACAGTAACATAGCATGTACGGTCTACTATTTTACCGTCTACAAGCGTACCACGGTGCTTGCAATCCCCACATATTCCATAATCATCGCCCGTCTTTACTGCTTCATATGGTTTTATATCGTCCAATAGCACCCATGTTTGCAACATATCTCCTGTTTTGGCATTACTACTTTTTGTAGTCAGCCCCGTGGCTATTACTACTATATTCTGCCCATCTAAAGACGATTGACCCCGCCATATAATTGCACCGTTTGACTGTTTCATGATTTTATTACCCTTTTAAGTTTTCGTTTAAGTTGGTAAGAATTTTAAACCCTTTCAAAACCCTTGTCAACAACTTTGTTAATCTAATTTAAATCTTTTTTCCAGCCCCTTAAATTCAGAAGTTGGGTAATGGTAACATTTAATAAATAAGAATGTCAACACCTTTTTTTAAATCGTTTGGCCTCACTGCTAGACCGTTACAAATCCGCTTTTCCTTAAACGATGTGGCAAGTCTACTCTCATACTTTGAAGGTGTCAACAACTTTGTTAATTCAATTTAAATTAAATAAAATTGTTTTCCCTATATTAAAGAGTAGATTAATTACATTAAAAATATATAAATTGCAAGCTTTATTTAATTTAATTTAAGTATTGACTTATTATAAAGAGTATGCTTTTAACGATAATGACTTTTTAATGCTAGGGTGTGGCTAAAGGCTAAAAACCGTTTAAAATGGCCTTAAATTGCCTAGAATGCTGTTTGCTATTCCTTTTAATATATGGTAGGCCGCTTCCTTCGATCCTATTACCACACTTTATGTTCAATTGTCAATAGATTAAAAAAGATTAAAAATATATCTTTTCAATATTTGCACTTTTCCTTTGAATGTGTTAGCACTTAGCACAACCTCAAGCTGTTAGCACATTAATACAGTGTTGTCAAGCTTTAAATAAAGTGCTTGACTTATTCTATAGAGTGTGGTAGCAATTAATTAAACAGCGTTCAATTAAAAAGGTCGATGGGGGAAGTGGGCGGGGCCGGGTATATATAGACCCCAGACATTTTTATAATATTTTTGAACGAGGTGTACTAAATACTCGACAAACCTTCCAATAAAGGAGGATATGTGAAGTATTTCAACGCTTATAACCAGTTGCAATAAGGGATAACACGCACCTCAAACAACAAGTACGGAGACTGTGAGGGATACATGCTACAAAAGGACATGCTATCCCGTATTACAACTAGAAACAATAAGTATTAATGAGTACTTAAAACTATAAGTAAGAAGTAGTAGTAAGAATAGTGTAGTAACAGTATAAGTAGTATTACTTCTTACTTCTTCTTACTTACTACTTATACTATTCTTACTAACTAAGTACTAATTAATACTTCAACTTAGTCTTTCTTCTATCTTTAGTTTTGAAGGGGGGTACAATAAGCCCTGTGTTTTATTGCTTACTCGCTTATATTACTATCATAAATACTCAAGTCCCCCCTTCAATCATTACATTAACCTTAGTCTGACATATAGTGTCTTCGTGTTGACTCAACTAAGGTTAATTATGTGTAATACAAGAGTATCTAAGCAATATAAGCTTTCAGCACACAGTGTTTGTGGCCTATTGTACCCCCTAGTACTTCAACTTGAGCATTCTTTCCAGTGCTTTAGTCATCGGGGGGTTTTGAAACATGTTACAGTTTCAGTATACATTTTTAAATATTTTTAAAGTTGTACATTGTAGTGTCCTTTTAAAATAGTGTACTATAAGAGTTAAGATAGTTGTCTTTCTTACTACGTCCTCCTACTCCTATGCCATTCATAAACGACTCTAGCTCCTTATCTAACTGCTCCTCCCTGTACTTCTCTAGTGCATCAGCAGTACTAACACCTACATTCTCTACAATGAACCCTAAAGCTAATGCTAACGCATCCAATCTATCGTCATGGTAAAGGCTTCCTCTGTCCTTAGTAACATGAGTTAGCTGATGTATCAAAGAGTAGCTCAGTTTAGTATGGTCTGCTACTCCTGCTTTGATGTCCTGTTTAAGGAGGGAGTAATCAATCACTAGTTTGTGTTGGTTCAGCAAAGGCTCTACTATGTCTATGATCCTGAGTTCCTTCTGCTTACTTACTCGTACCTCTTCTACTGTACAAGGATGTATACTCTTCAGTACAGGCTTAAGTAGCTCACTAAACATACCATCACCAAAGTTACTCTCTACTACCATGATGTGTGCTTCATGTTTCTTAGCTACATGTGCTAATCGTATAAGGTTCTCAGGAGTATAACCACCATGAAAGCCACCTACCTCTGCTATAAAGATAAGACCATGCAACTGTTTAATGACTGCATACCCTGTTTCATCTCTCCCTCTACCACTAGGATCAATACTCATAACACAGTACTCGTAAGGAATGTACTCAGAGTCCACATGACTAGCTCTATAGAAGCAGTCTCCTGTAAAGCCTACATTAGGCAAGTCATCAACTACTAAGTCCCTCCTAGAGCCATACGTTAAGCCTATAGGGGCTTTCTTTAGACTCAAGTCATGAACTATGAAGTCACTACACTTAAGAGGGAACTTGTCTGCATCACTAAGAGTAGTATCTAGCTGGTACTGTAGCCTAAACCAACTCCTACCGATACTCGCCTCACGCTCAATAAGGTCTGTATTTGTAAATCTAATGTCTGTACAGTCCCCTACTTTTACTTTTCCTTCTTCTAGTGGCTGACTAATGAAAGGAGCAAGAGTACCTCTATATATTTCTATATTCTCAGGATACCTAGCAGGGTATACTATAGTCCTGAAGCCCTTATCTCTCATCTTGTTATAAATACTCTCTCCACTTTGAGGAGTACCTAGCATAATGATCTGTGCATCTACTGTAGTCTGTAAGATAGCATCATACTCAGCAACAGTAGCAAGTAGTTTAGCTCTCATAAGCTCTGTAGCACTATTCTGTAAGCCCTCAACATCGTCTGAAATCAATATACTAGCTCGATTCCCCTGTAGCTGACTCGTAATACCTAAACTCTTAACACTAGGCTGTACTGTTACTTCACAACCACTTACATCAAAACTCTTAACACTGTTACGCATATCCTGACTAGGGATTAAGTGTTCTAATAGAGGCAAGTCAACAATCAGCCTCCTTATAAACTGGGCTATCGCCTCTGAGTGACTACCACTCTGACTGACAATAACTACTTTTTCATTTGGATTCCTTAATAGTCTCCACGTTACATACGCTCCTGTAATATATGTCTTCCCAATCCCTCGGAAAGCTTCTAATAATAATCGTTTGTCTCCTGTCATCAATGTCTTTGCCATGTCTAATTGGAGAGGTGTAGGAGGAGGTAAATTAATACCCCTCCATACATACTCCAAGTAAACCCTAAAGTCATTGATAAGCACTTTAAGCTCTTCTTGTCTCACATTTACTCCATTTTAGTCTTTGAGCAATTAAGCTCTTTTAGTTAAACATCTCTAATACATTTGTATCTTTTAGTTCATCTACTAAACTCATCATAGGCTTACTTTCTACAATGTCTACAGTGATCTCATTCTGTTTAAGGAACGTATTAATCGCTGCTAACTCTGTAGGCTTTAAAGGCTCACCACTCTTAAGTAAGTTTAAGTAGTAGTCAGTCTGTAAGTCATGTAA